CTCCAATAATCATATGCAAATGCTACAGTATATTCTTCTATTGCATCACTTGACCAATCCAAAGCAATTTCTCCTAGTTCTGTGGGCCACATTTGATGTACTTTCCAAGATTGTTTTGGAAATCCATCTACTCCCATTTGGGTAACTGTTGCATCACCTTCATGTGCCCCTAATGTTTCTGCACCACCACCAAGAGCGTTATCACGTTTCCCATCTAAGAACCCACCAAGTACTCTCATCCAATCAATAATTTGTGCTCTTGCAGCCATATCTTCATCATTCAAGACAGTTACAGTCCAAGTATCAAATGTGCGAAATCCAGGCGTTTTATATGCTCGCCCCATATAATTTACTGTAAGAGGAGCTAAAGTAGATGCAGGAATTGCTGCAGCTTTGACAAGAATATTTGAAGTTGTAGAACTAAAAGAAAGGTTCCCCGGCGCATTTATATCAATAGAATATAGAGAAGGACGAGCTCCTCCACCACCTGTCGCTAATTGTGTTTTAAAATCTGTTACTGCGAATGTCATTGTAATATTTCTCCGTTATGCAAAGGTACTATTTCCGATTGTTACTGTATAATGATTGTATGACCATGTAACATCAAATTGTTCTATATCACTTGCTGTATCATAACTTAATGCAATTTCCGAGACAGTTTGCGGCCACAAATCTACAAATTCTACTGTCGAAAGTTTATTTGCCGCAGCTCCTCCTGCTTTAGAATATTGTATCAATTTTCCAACAGCAGAATATTTTCCCATAAAATTCCCAGATTCAGTTTCCAATGTACTTTTATTATCAACATGTCCATTTATCTTATCCATCCATTTTTCTATCCCAAAACGTTCTGTGCCCGCTTCAGTTTGATAAATGGTTGTAGTTAAATCACCATATACTATATCGCCAGGAATTTTTACCGCCCTACCGAAATACATCTTTTCGATAGGTGTAACTGTAAGTGGAGGAAGTGCAGATACTTGACAAAAATATTTAACATTACCTATACTTACATCAGTGGGGGTTCCTGTAATTGTAAATTCAAATAAACTAGGACGAGCACCCCCAGATGCGAGTGCCGCTTTTAATTTACTTACTGCAAAATCTGCTGCTGCCATTTGTTATTCCTCTGGTTTAATACTTGTTCTAATTATTTATGTCCAAAATTAAACAGCACCAACAACTTCAGAAAATTCTACTCCACTCCGAACTGCAACAAAGTTGAGTTGGATAAAGTTGATAGCACGTGAAGGTTTGACAAAAATGTCTCCCCTAAACGAATTAGAGTCTACAACTTGTGGTGTATTATTTGAAGCGTCACAAACAACTGCAAAATCTTGAATTCCACCTCTTCCTTGAATATCACGCAAGAAAGGTTCAACCATCGAAACGAATTGTGAACGTGTAAACTCATCGTTGAATTCAAACAACTGGAATTTAGCTGCATTTGCAATTGCTTTTTCCAGAAGAATGAACAACCTTCGTACATTGATTCGATCAAACGCAGATGGTTTTGTCAATTGTGTTTTGTCACCAAAAAGGAAAAAACCTCCGTTGTCATTAACAACTGGATTGACTTGTTTTTGATACAACGCATCACGTTCCGCTTTCTTCGGATTGTAAGGAAGTTTTATAATATTTTTAATTTCACCCCTAGCATATCCGGCAGGTGAGAAGAAAGGATCTCGATCCGCATCGGTCTGAGCACAACATCCAGCAATATCAGCGTTCAGAGGAACATAACGGAATTTGTCATTGTGTACATCATGCATAAATTTCCAACCAGAGTCCATAACTGCATAAGAAGAGTTCTTATTAACAGTATCACGATATGCAGTCACACTAGCAGTTGCAACTGAAGAACTTGAAGCTCCAACAACATTCGCTTTTGTTGGTGAAAAGAATGCAACACAATCTTTGCGTGATTCTGCAATTTGTCCGATACAATGCTGGACAACTACTGAACTATGTGAACCTGTCATTAAAAGATTAACGTCAACATCTTCTGGTGATTTCAATAAATTATATGCACGAATAACATCTGCATCACTTGGTGCAGTTCCGTCTGTTCCACCCTGCATACTTAATGTCAAGGGTTGAGAAGGATTTGCAAATTCATCTGTGGTTTGTGTTCCTCCTGCATCAGAAGTTGCACCCCAAGCACGATGAGTTGAAGTACCAGTAGCTGAATTTGTAAAAATTGTACCATCTCCTGCTAAATCTTGTGCAGCAGTAGTAAATCCTATAATTGAAGGATGATTCAACCACCAAATATATTTGGAATATTTGTTGATATAATTTTTGTAGAAAATATCTTCTCCATCTTTTCTTGCACCACTTGCAACAGACATGTTTGGAAAAGTTTCTATAACCCCTCCTACACCGAAACCCCAATCCCCATCTTCATCAACAACTGCAATGTGAACCTCATCTAATGACATGAGTTTGTCTTCTACATGGTCTGAAGTGCCGGGTGCGCCACCTATGCCCGGAGCGTTTTTATATTCCCATTCTCTTTTGTATGCCTGTGTAGCTGCAGCGGCTTCCCATTTCGTATCAGTAACCATTACAGTATTTGATGTAAGAGTTTTTACTCTCCTAACTTCACTACCAATAATAATTGTATCTCCAACTATAAATTGTGTGTCAAACAGCGTACCAGTTCCAGTTACAGTAGCACTACCAAGAGTTACAGTAACAGTTCCTTTCATATAAGTTGTAACACCATCTCCAAATGCAGATCTCTTTATACGAGTATATACTTTAGCGTTTGAATCAGCAGAATCGGATGAACTTGTTGAAAATCCAACAGCCGCGGTATTAGCAGTAATTGCAGTTATAATGTGATAACCTGTTTCATCTGCAATTGAAACAGCATCCCCAATTCTTAATTCTGCATCAAACAATGTGCCTGATCCTGTGATAGCACCAGTTGATGCTGTCCATGTTGCAGTTCCAGTTAATATTACAGATGGTCTATCCGCCGGACAAATGGATACTTTTAAACTATTTCCAAGAGCTCCTGCCCATTTTGCAATCGCCCATCCGTCATTTGCGTAACCAGCTACACCACCACCTTCTGCACCACCTTGTTCTGAATCGTAATTGGTGTAATAATCTTCGGATGTTTTGATTTGAACATTAACGTATGCGGCAGTATTTGCAGCAGCATTAAGAGGTGCGGCTGCATTACCTGAAGTCGTATTTGCAGCACGAACAAGGTTCAATGCGTTAGTATACGCCAAGAAATTTGAAGCAGTGAAAAAGTGTTCAAAATTATTATCATCTGGTTTTCTAAATTGTTCTACCAGATTATCTCCGTCTGTAACCAAAGTTACTTCTTCAATTGGGCCCCAATGAAATCTTCCGGCGAACCCACCAGTGGAGGTTCCTGCAGCAACTACTACATTAGTCAGGTCAATTTCTGAGGTATTAACGCCTGGACTTACTTGAAAGGGCATCTTTGTTCTCCGTTAAAATTTATGAGTTTCTTTAGAACATTACATTTGTTCTTACAGAATATTTATAAATACTCGTAATTGATGAATAATATTTAGTGTACGATAAATATGAAGTTTCCACAAAAAGCTATAGAACGTTTTAATATAAAAGTCAATAAAACCAATGACTGTCATGTTTGGAATGCAGCCAGACAAAAACAGGGATATGGTATGTTTTCTATTTTTGGAAAATCCATGCCCGCACATAGATTTTCATATCTTTTGCACAAAGGAAATATTGCTGAAAATATGGTTGTTCATCAAACCTGTGAAAACAATGGTTGTGTCAATCCTAACCATCTTGAACTCCAAACCAAAAGTCAAAATAAAAAAAGTTATAGTTCAGTTCGTGTTAGTAAAGAAATGATTGAAAGAGAAAGTGTTAAATATCTCTTTCGACTTCGTAATGTTCGACCAGAACTAGAAAAAGAAATAGATGCATTACTCTTATTGTTATCTACTGAAGTAACAAAAGAAGTAGACGATTTTGGATTTGAATCTGAATCTAAGAAAAAAGAATATCTCTAAAAATATTCATACTGATTTTTATCACTGGCCGGTTTCCAAACATTATCATCGCCTGGAATTTGAAATTCATCTAGATCATTACCATCTTCAATGTATCCAAATGGAACCAGTTCTTCTTCAATCATCTTCATCTGTTCCGCAAACATCTTTTCACGAATATCTTGATCTGTCAACTCTTTGAAATATCTTTGTTGTACTAACCAAGAAAACAGAACCATAGACATCACCAAATCATCATGTGCCCCATCATCTGCTTCCCATGATGTACTCTTTCCAATAAAGGTTGTCAATTCACTAATTGTATCA